CATTCGTAATATATAAAGGGTACCTAATCTTATATAAGGGTCTTGAGGTGGGGTTACAAAGGTTACAACGTTTGAACCCTCCGAAAGCCGCGTCACATAAGGGTTTCTTTGTAACTTTTGCGTACGAGATGACGTTTGGAAGGTTACAAATGGGCGTTCTAGCTAAAATATCAATAGTTACCACACATGAGGAATCACAGAATGTCATTGACAACTGAAGAAATTATCGGGGGAATGTACCGAGCTCACCGAGCAGGACAACCATTTGCTGCTCTCGTAGCTAATCCCCAGTTCGCAAACCTGCCGATGGAGCAGAAACAACAGGTCCTGGCAGGCCTACGTCAGCGTATGGGCGGTGAGACTTCCTCTCCTGTCAATGCACTCACGTCTATCGTTAAGGGTACCGCCGGTGGTGCTCTAGCCGGACTGCCTCTCGGCGTCGCCGTCCCGATGGCTCTCGAGATGTCGGAGACCGGTGTAACCCGTAAGAGCGTGCTCGCAGCTCTGAAGCAAGCGGCATCTAACAAGAGCGTCAAGATGCTCGTCGGGACGGGTATGGCTCTTGGCGCCGCCGGTGGTCTGGTCAACTCTGCACTCTCTCTTCGTCAGGCGAAGAAGGATCACGACCAGATGCAGAAAGACTTAGAAGCAGCGTCTCAGGGCGGTGAAGCCTTAGCCGCAGCATCCTTCGGTGCCATCGGTGGCCGTGGAACAGCTCGTCAGGTCAATCTGGAACCGGTCATCAAGACCTTCCGTGATACGGCCACTCCGTACGTCGTCACCTCTGCTCGCTTTGGTCACCACGCCGAAGCCGTTGAGGGTTCCGATCCAGAGCGCTACAATGCCCTGATGGTCCGTGCCTTCGACAAGGTGAACTCCGGATATCAGGCTGACCCGGATCGTCTGTCCGCTTTGGCTAAGAAGCTCAGCAAATACGACGACAACTACGCCGCTATGAACTCGATTATCGTAAACTCACCACGAGAGTTAGGTATCGATCCGAGTGACATTGACCGCATGCAGGGCCACATCCAAGGTCTTCAGGCAGCAAACCAAGGCAACGTCACCAACATTAACACACTTGAACAATTTGCCCGTCAAGTGCGTGACACGAAAAGAGGAGTTCAATAATGTCACTTCATGCAATTAAGAACGTATTGGAGCTGGTGCCGGAGGCTGCCGGCTTCATCAAACGGGCGTATGTCGAAGAAGACTTTCCGACCAAAGATAAGGACAGTACCGTTGCATCCGCTCTGGAAATCGCCTTCCTGACCAAGGTGGCTGGACAGACTGTGGATTACGACGACATGGCTCGCGTAGCTAAGGCCGTTCGCCTCTACGGAGTCGGTGATGAGGTTGCCCGTCTGTCTGGCAACTTAGAGAAAGCTGCAGCGATGCGTGCAGAAGAAGCCCGCGGTATCGAGTATGAGCTCCGTACCGCTGAAGCTATCATCGAGTCTAAGTGTTCCGGTCTGATGGATATCGAGAAGGTTGCGAGCCAAGCGGCTGCCCTGTATGATAACTATGCCGATGATATCAAATCCGACATCGTCCGTCTGTACGCCGGCGCCGGGAAACTGAACAAAGAGGCTGCTCTGCTGGCCGTTGAACACCGTGCTAAGGTTACGGGTCACTCTGAATTCACCAAGCTTGCGGAAGTCTTCCGCGGTACGAATCCGGATACCCTGACCGTCGAAGAGAACCGTGCTCTGGCGGGTGCCGTTATTCACTTCGAGAAGAAAGCTGGTTACCTCGGTGACTTCTACCGTGACGCCTTCTGGTTCACCAAGGAAGCTATCGACCGTTCGATTACAGTTAACCTAGGCGGGAAGTCTGTACCAGCTGTGAAGCTGCAGGCGCTGCCGAAGGCTCAAGTACAGCAGATGATCGGCGATGACATCGCTCAACTGTTAGCCGGCGACCTGATGAACCTGAAACACGGTGTCGAAGCGTTGCCACTGGCCGAGAAACAACTACTCGCGAGAATCTGCAAATGCTAAGCAAACTGAAAGCTACCCTGGATAAACGTTACGGGCCTGACTGGCCCGAACTGGACGTTGAGACGATCTCTCTGGACTTAGGCCATGCCCTGACTCCGACGATGGTCTCTCAGCTGATGGTTCTGCGTACCCTGGGTCAGCATCCTGAGAAGTTCCTGAATGACGCATCGTACTTCCTACGGTTCGTCGAAGCAGCGAACGCTCATATGATTGACCCATCCGTGGTCTACATGCCAAACGTGCTGGAGCTGGCGTGGGGACTGATGGAGCTGAAGCGTATCCTCCCGGAAGCCGAACTGTCGAATGCCATCTGGACCGTCTGTTCGTACATTCTGCGGGATGAAGGATTCGGTTCGGCACCGGAGCCATTCACCGGCGTCACTGGGCTTAACAACCCTGATGAAACGCCGGAACAGAAGGCCTCCCGGGCGAAAGCCATTAGACTCTATGCTCTGGCGATGGAGGAAATGTGAAACTAAGTCGGATTCGTGCTGAAAAAGAACGTATGGAAAGGTTAGAGCGGAAGCACATCGCTCGAATCAACCAGGCTAACGGTCACGAGCCCAACGAGTATCACGATCGTAAGTACCATGAGACCCAGGCGAAGCTCTATCTAAAGGGCGATTCGAAGGGTCTCATGGCCTACGTGGGGAAAGCCCAGGCTAAAAAGATGGCCGAGTACCACACCCGTTTGGCTAAAGCCTTTGAGAAGGAAGAATCCTGATGACCCTTACTGAAATTCGCAATGAACGCAACCGAACTCGTCTGAAAACCTCACGTTGGCACGAGTTGAATAAGATGGAAGGCGATCGCATCGCTGAAATCAACGTGAAGCATGGCGGCGAAAGCAATCCGCATCACGGCAAGCTGTATCACCGCTCTAAGGCAGAAGAGTTCCGGATCAAGTCTCAGAGTAAGACACTTCCGGCGTACTTGAAACGGTCTCACAGCCTTAAGATGCAAGCCCACCACGAACGTATCGCCGCAGCGATGGAGGAATAATGGCAACGATTGATGACGTTATGGCTAAGCTTGAGCTGATCCATACCGATGTAAAAAAGGGCCTCGTGATGACGGCCGAACTCCAAGCAGCTGCTACAGGCTCTTGGCAATGGGATAAGAAGTCCGGCATTCTCAAAATGTACAATGCCGAGGGTACCGAAATCGCCGTATTCAGCGTTTCCGATTCCCCCGACAAAGCTATGAGAGAACGCCGGGTGGACTTAGAGTCCTAAGATCTCAGCCATCTCAGGGGAGACTCGTTCGAGTTTCCCTTCTTTGATCATAGCGTTGATCCGCTTCTTCACTTCCGGATAGAACTCCTTCAGTCGCCCGTTCTGTACCGCACGAAGAGTCTTCAGCGTCACCGGATATGCCCGGGTATCTTCATCCTCTTTCACACGGTACTGGTTACCGGTCAGCACTTCACGCATCCACGCCGGATTCAGACGAGTCTGATCGTTACCGTTATGGATATCGTAGAACCACGTTTCGACCTTCAGCGGCAGGTTCATGTACATGTTCTGCATGATCGAGAACATAGACATCGCCATGATGGCATTCACCGCCGCCGTCTGCTCTAAGTCCGCACAGGACGCATCCGGGTTACCCTGGTAGCCAGAAGCACGCAGATACTGGCCAATCGGGCATGGCAGGAACGGCAGTTCAATACCGTCGGAACCCTTCGGCACCAGACGGTCGAGAGCCGACAGATCTGGGTTGAAGAATTCCTGTTCGGCGATGATACGGGAGGAGAACACACGGGCTTGACCGAAGGTGTTTTCATTACCGGCATCGACAATCAGGTGGTCCTGATTAGACTGAGTGGTAGAGTACAGAATCGCCTGGATGATGTTGTAGCGAACCTTCATGTTATCGACGCAGAGGAAGAAGACCGTTGGACGATCCCCTACTAAGCGACGCATCTGCTCAGGCACATTGGCACTCAACCAAGCCGTCATCGACGGGACATTATCCGGAACGTACTGGTTGATACACACGGTGGGAATCTCAAAGGCTCCACCGTAGCGCTCTGCCAGGCATTCCGCTTTGTTACGACCGACGTCATCCATGATGAAGTTCTGACGGGTCAGGTTCTTCACTTCGACTTCATCGCCATCCACCAGGGTAATGGTCGGAACCATGTCGTTCCATTTACCGCGGGACATCAACTGAGAGATCATTGGCAGAAGGCGGGAACCAGTCCCGCCACATCCGATGATCACCACGTTCGCCAGAATCTGGCGGTTAGTGTAGGTGAACATTATGCACTCCGAATGTTAAAGTCTTTGTTCAGACGCTCTACGGCCTTACGGGCGTCATTGGCGTTTTCTACATAGAACAGGCCAGCCTGATGTAGAACTTCGGTATCAACCACACGCTGAGCCAGCTCAGATGCGACCGCTACGGTCAGTTCTTCGTCGTCTTCCTGCCAGACGGTATCGGCCAGCTCAGTGACGGTATCGTCCCATGCCTGACCCAGCGCTAAGATATCAGGATGGCTGATACCGGCGCCGAAGCCGAAGGAACCGTCATCCGGACCCAGGATGTCTAACGACGCCTGAGATCTCTGGGACCGGATGCTCGCCGTAAACTCTTTTTGGATCGTGTCCTGTCCTTGAAATCGGTCGGCCCAGGAATCCTCCTGTTCCTGACGAATCCTACGCTGGCCGTTCCAGGAGTCATCCCGTTCATCACGCTGGAGTGACTTGTCGTAACCAACGCCTAAGCGTGATCCACCACCGTACACTTTTGAAGTAGGGTTTTTGTACGCCGGAGCATACGTTTGAACTTCCACGTTGCCCATCCAGTCGTTGACTTCCGGGCTCACCTGCTTTTCCGGCACGGCAAAGATATCCTCCAGCGCCAGAGAAACCTTAGTCTTGTACGCATTGAAGCGCCAGATGAGTTTCGGTTCGGCCTTGTTCAGCTCGCCAGCCACGCCGGAGATGCCTACGTAAGTCTTGTCGTCGTTCTCATCGGTACCGGAGAAGAACGCACCCATGGTGTTGTGAGAGTGGATGTCGAGGATGACCTCTTCGTCTGCTGTCACATGGGACCAGTCGTAGCTAACCGCGGCCTTAGAGACCTTCTGCTTAGGAATCGCCACACGATAGGATTCAGTGCGTTTGTTCCATACGATGTGAGCCATGGCTTCGTACTCGCCGTGGCCGCCGCTGCCCTTCGTCAGGGTCATGACACGTTTGAAGAACTCGACGATGTTCTCAAGCATCTCGATCGGGATCTTCTTGTCGTTGACCAGGGTTTTCAGGTACGGCTTCAGCAGGCTCTTACCGCCGTTAGTACGGATAGGGGTATCCGCAATTTTCGTCAACGCCGAGCGGCCCATGGAGAACTGGTGGAACTGGTACAGGGCGCCGTCATTTGCCAGCACATATACTTCAGGGTTCTGCAGCACGTCACCACCGGTGAAGAAAGCTTCTTCGGTGATCAGGGCTGACATGAACGGAACTAAGTCCAGAACGCCATTATTCTTCATCGTCTTCTTCCTCTTCGGCAACTGCTGTTACCGGTACGCGGGTGGGTTGATTAGGTTGGCCGACCATCATGTGCCATGGGAACTTCTCTTCTTTCGACAGAGTCGTCAACCATGAGCGGACATTCGGCGGGCTCTTCAGAACGTTACTGCGAGGCCACAGATCGTCGTTAAACGGCGAGGCGATCAGGATGTGGTAGTACAGCTCGTTCAGGCCACGGAGGTCATTCGTGGCGTACAGAGAGCGGTAGGAGTTGGCACCTACACACATATTGCCGTCACCGTACTGGTTAGGGAATGGCAGAGTCCACAGGTGATTCGCCATGCCTTCCGGACGGAAACCGCTCCACTTGCCATCGAGCCCCGGGACTTCATCTTCGGAGTAGTCCGTGCAGAGCCACTTAGTACGCTCTACCGTCCAGCCACCCTTGCCGTTAGACTTCAGGTAGACGTAGATGACCGTCGCCGGGAATGGGATCTCCCGAGGCTTGTCTTCGCGGTAGCGAACAGAGCGCTTGGCCTCTTCGAAGTACAGCAGCATCTCGATTTCATGCTGGTTGTAACGGATGGCCACGCATTCATTCGGCAGACGCAGTGCAATCTTAGGCGTCTCCTGCTGATCCTGGCCGGCGAGTACTCGACCGAGTTCAGCGTAGAAGTCCTGCAGAGTAACGTTTTTGAATGAACCCATACCATTAGGAACGCGGACGTGGGTATTAAAGATGGTAACCTGAGTACCACTCATACGAAAGATCTCCCAACATTAGCGGAGCGAATACCGATGAAGTCGAAATGCTGCGTGCGACCGTTTCGATTAGGGGCACGCGGGGCCGGGCGGGTAACTGAGAAATTAGCGTTCTGCAGAATCATCAAAGCCTCTGCAGGTGTACCAACACCCTTGAGCATTTCGTCCAGTTTTGCCATAACTACTGGGCCGCTTGCGACGATCTCGCGGAGTTCCTGTAGTCTTTGTAGTAAATCTTGCATGCTGCAAAACCCCCTATCGTAGTTAACACTTTCACAATCGACGCCAAGTTATCAACGAAGATTGGACCGTAATCCATCTGGTTAGCCGGACGCGGACGCTGCCCAGGTTGGGCGGCCGTTTCGATTACCGTCAGGTCACGGAACATCGTGTAGTCAAAGAACAGAGACACGAAGAGTGCCTTGTAGCGTTGGTCACGGATAGACCGAACGACAGCACCGTTCTGCTGAGTCCAGTTAGGACGGGTAGGTGTTCCAGCCAGCTCATCCGGATGGTTGAATTCTTTAGGGCAGTACAGCACCCGCATACCAGACTGTCTCGCCACGGAGTCGATGAATCGCAGGTAACGTCTGAGGGTAGGAGTATCCTCGAGGTATGTACTCCATCCCGCATACGCCTGGTTTTGACCGAGCTCCTGCAGCGTGTGGTAGTTACCCGTTTGCTCTTCCGTATAGATGAGCTCCGGGTCCAGACCGTAATCCGTCGAAGTGTTACTCATCCATAGATACTTCACCGGAAGTTTGATATCCTTGCCGAGGAAGTTTCTCAGGAAGTCCAGCATGTTGTTGACGCCGGTGCACAGATTACGAAGAGCGGATTCCACTGAGCGATTGCCGGACTGAACATATTCGAGGACGTTCTGGCGGAACTGCTGACGGATGATACAGGTGGCCATGTTACGAAGCTGTGACATCTGAGCGGTGAGAGCTCGGAGGTTAGAATCGTTCTCCGCACCACCCAGAGCGTCAATGGCTACAGAGGCAGGGGATGGCGTGAAGCTACCATCAAGGTTGATCTTCAATCCCAAGCCGTTAGCATGAATCGCTTCGACGAGACTGTTAGCACTAGCTGGAGTACCAACGTTGAATATGGATCCGCCGATTTCATGAATATCGTAGGACATAGGTTCTCCCGTAACTAAAAAAAGAAAAGGCTCCCATTGGGAGCCCTCTTCTGACTAAGCCAGTGGCTTAGCCTTTAGTACCGGTACGGCGAGAGAAGTAAATGTGACGAACGCCGTCGATGACTTCTTCGCGAGAATCCATAGAGGAAGTCTGGAACGCAGAGTCGAACTGGCGAGTTGCGTCCTGAACGGACATATCCAGGTTGTCCAGAGTACGAGCATCACGACCAGGGATGTGAACAACGGTAGCACGGATAGAAGTTGACATGTCATTTCCTTTTAAAAAGTTAGTTAGTAGTTTCGGTACAGCATCTCTATACCAGGGTTATTATACCAGGGTATTTTAAAATATTGAATACCTACAGGAGAAATTCATGAAAAAAGCTACTTCGAGTCAGTTAGCGGCAGCCCTGCTGGAGCTGAAGGGGAAACCCATCAACTTCACGGACTATAAGCCGTTCACTGCAATCTATGACATCGACCCGGACATCATGGTGTTCAAGGCCGGTCGTCAGATCGGGAAGTCAGTATCGCTCGGCGGACGCTTAGTGTCTAAGTCAATCGGTCGTCCGTACTTCAACTCCCTCTACATCGCACCTTTCCAGATTCAGGCTAAGCGTTTCTCGAACGCCTATCTCGATGCCTTCCTGGAGAGCCCGCTCGTGAAGAAATACTTCCGTCGTTCAAACGACCCGAGCAACGTCTTCGAAAAGACCCTGGCGAACAAGTCCAAGATCTACCTGTCGTACGCACAGACAGAAAGCGACGCCGACCGTATCCGTGGTCTGATGGCCGACCTGTTAACCGTAGACGAAGTCCAGGACGTCTCCTATGACGCACTGCCACCGATCTTCGAAATCCTGAACGCCTCCGAGTATGCTCTAAAGGTGCTGGCCGGAACGTCCAAGTCCACGGCGAATACCCTCGAGCAACTCTGGCTGCGTACTAATCGTTTGGAATGGGCGAATAAGTGCCCGCACTGTGTCCACTGGGTCATCCCGGATACCTACGAGAAGTGCGTTCGTATCTGCCAACCGCACGGTCCGTCCTGCGATAAGTGCCTGAAGCCAATCGATCCAGGCCTGGGCCAGTGGATTGCGACCAACCCGCTGATCCGGGATAAGGTAGGCTTCCACCTGCCGCAGATCATCATCGGGGATAACTGCAAGCCGAAGAAATGGGCTCGTCTCATCGATAAGGTGAAGCAGGCTCAGGAAGGCGGTCTCTATACGCCGGCGACGCTGGCGAACGAAGTCTTCGGGTTAGCTACTGACCTCTCCGGTCGTTCACTCTCTATGGCTGAGGCCATGAAGTGCTGTAACGAACAGTGGAAGTCCTGGGCATCTCCAACCGATTTCTCTGATCCAGTCTGGGCGGCGATCTCTAAGACGATCGTCCGTACGGTACTCGGCGTTGACTGGTCCGTTACCGGTGGCGTGAAGTCCTATACCGTGGCGACAGTCCTTGGGTATGACGGCTACGGCCGCTGCTACATGCTCGAGTCGAAAAAGATGCAGGGTATTCACATCCTGGACCAGGTCCGTGACGTCTGTCTTTTAGCCCGCAAGTGGAACTGTGCCATCATCGGTTCTGACCGCGGTGTCGGTGTGCTGCAAGGCCAGCTGATGCAACAAGAGCTGGGACATGATAAAGTGATCATGGTAAACTACGTGGCAGCAAAGCAGCGTTTACGTTGGGACCAGCAGGGCCAGTTCCTCGCCGCCGACCGCTCACAGGCGATCGATAACGTGATGATGAAATGGCGTATCGGACCGGAACGCTTCATGTGCCCGGCTTGGGCGATCACTGAAGGTTTCTGGACGGATGCCCTGAACGTCTTCGAAGAGGAAACCGGTGTGGGCCGTCGTGTGTACCGCCACCACCCGGACGAGCCGGATGACTGGATGCACTCAGTAGTCTTCGGCCACGTTGCATATCAGTACCTTGAGGGCGACTTCAAGTATACCGAATAACCTAAAATTAAGAGGATTCAACATGCGTAAGAAGCAAGAAGTGATTGACACAGAAGTAAACCCGCTCTTCGGAGACGACACCGACTTTACTGCACCTCCGGCCGCTGAGATGTTTGCCGAGGACCAGAAGGAGGCAGAAGCTCCAGAAGAGCAGGAGGCAGAAGCCCCTGCAGAAACCCCTAAGGCGAAGGAGTACACGCAGGAGCAGAAGGACGAGATGCTGGCGATCGTTGATGCGATCATGTTCGAAGGTGAGTACTCAGAGGTCATCCCATTCGGTAAGCGTTACAAAGTGACCTTCAAGTCACGTACCGCGGGTGAAGACAATGAGATCTCTCAGCGTCTCGACGGACGTGTCTTCAACACCATCATTTCCTACCAGAACCAGAGCAGCCTGCTGACGATGGCGTACTCCCTGGTTGACCTGAACGGTGTGAACTACCGTGACATGTCGATCAAAGAGCGTTATCAGAAAGTCGCCGAGCTGCCATCTCCACTGGTAATCGTCCTCTCAGAGCTGATGTCGAAGTTTGACCAGAAAGTCCTGGAAGCAATGGAATTCGGGAAGGCAAATTTCTAAGCCAGCCATGGGCAAAGGTCCGGATGGGTCTCTTCATGAAGGGGATCCAACCGGATGTTCTGGGCTCGCCGAGGGATGTCATCATGAGACAGTTCGCCATGAGCGAGATCGTTCAAGAGTCCCGGAAGCTTATGGCTGGAATTGCAGGTTCCCTCGGCAACGGTAAGGCTGCCAAAGAAATTCTCCAGGACTTTGCAGACGGCGTGTTCAACACACCGCAAACCAAGCAGAACCGTATGACGGAAATGCTTAAAGAGTACAACCAGTATCGTCACCTTGAGCCTGAGGCTCGTCTGGTACGTGACGGTAAGGACTCTCGTCTAGTAGTAACAGGTCTGGAGGGACTGAATGGCAGATAACATGTTTTCACAATCACCAATGTCGTCCTACTACGGCTTTGGTATCAACCCGGCGTACACCACGCCGGCTTACATGTCCAACTTTCGTCCGGCGTACGCGTCGGACACCGACCCCTTCAACCCCTACTCTGTAAACCGTGGATACCTCGAGGCTCTGCGTAACCAGTACATGTTCTCGCCGATCGGGAACTATGCATCCGATCCGTCTGAAGACGAACGGGCGAACAACTGGTCACTCAATACAATGCACTCGGATGCCTTCGTTAATGGCGTCACGAAGGTAGGTATCCCACTCGCCGCGTGGTACGGTGCCAACAAGTTCTTCGGAATGAAGGTGGCTGCTCGTTCACCAACGGCGGGTCTGTGGGATCGTGGTGCGGCGTATGCCGGTGCGATCTATCGTGGTCAGGGGATGGGTGCGGCGTCAGCTGCATGGATGAACACGGCAGCACGCCAATCTCTTGGTGCGGCGACGGGTTCAGTCCTGGGTCGTGGAGCAGGACGTTTCATGGGTGGGATTATCGGCGGTGCCGGACGCTTAGTCGGGCTCGGTGGTGCACTGGGTGGCGCTTCTACGCTTCTCGGCGGTGCAGGTGCCGTAGCAGGTGGTCTGATCGGTTCCATCGCAATGCCGCTCGCCGTCGGTGCCGGTGTGGCGAAGGCCGCTAACTACTACGCTGCAGAGCCGTACATCGGTATCCGCCGCGGTGAAGACGCGATGCTAGCCAACACGGCTAACACCTTCGTCGGTGGCCAGGCCGGTCCCAACATGGGATCTTTCGGTATCTCAGCACGTCACGCTAACCGTCTGAGCCGTGCATTCATGGATTCGAACATCCAGGACATGGGCTTCCAGCCGGGTGACTACTCTGCGATGGCCGACTACGGCATGCAGGCGGGGATCTTCAACGATATCGGCAACCTGAACGTCGATGACATGAAGAAACGCGTAGCCGGCATGGCGGATTCCGTGAAGATGATCATGGCGGTCGCTAACACGAACTCCGTGAAGGAAGCGATCCAGTACATGGCCCGTCTGAAGGCGGCAGGTGTCTCTAACCCAGGCGCCGTGACCCGTGTGATGTCCGAAATGGGCATGGCTTCAGGCATTTCCGGAACGTCAGCTGAACAGATCATGAACACCGTGGGTAACCAGGGGCAGATGATCGCTCAGCGTCTTGGCATGCTTCCAGTCATGGGTCAGCGTCAGGCGGCATCGATCTACGCGGGCTTTGCTAACGCGTACAAGACTGGCTCTCTGAACCAAGCAGATATCGCTGCACTGGGTGGCGTAGAGGGTGCGACGCAGTATTTAATGGAAGGTGCTGGACGTATCTTCTCTACACCGTACTTCAAAGCGGCGATCAACTCCGGTGCTGAGCTCGGTACAGGTAACATGCTAGGCGTATCGCAGGCCTTCGGTACTCGTCGTGCAGGGAACCCGCTGATTTCCTACGGGGATGACATTCTTAATTCCGGTGTCCGTACGACCAAGTACTTAGAGAAACATTCTCAATCTGAGACCATGTTAAATTTCCTGTACGATCAGACGGCTAATATCCCATCTGCGAGAGGGAAGGACGGGAAGGTGGATATCCGTGCAGCTATTGGGTACGGTACAGCTAACGGGTACATCACGGATGAAGAAGGGCGTGCATTAGCCCTAAACTGGAAAATGAAAACGGATCCTGAGTATCAACGTCGTATGCAGGATGCGGCAGCCGGCTCGGCGGACAAGCAGATGAACCAGTGGATGAGCCAACAGGGTTATGACACACTGGCAGGAGTCCCGATTCTCGGAGACGCGATCCAACGTGTTCGTCAGTGGAACCGTGACGCCCTTGACTGGTCCTCAGGAATCTCTGGGGCGTTCACGTCAATGCGTGCGGGGATGTCAGACAAGTGGGACACTCTCCAAGCGTCCGTAATGGGCCGTGAGAACCCGAACAAGCGTGCAGCTGCGTCCTGGATCATGGAAGACGGTAAGCAGTATCGTAAAGAGCTCGACATCGGGTCGTACTCGTCATACATGGGGAACGAGACCCGCTCGACGGCGTATGATGGCATCATGAAAACACTCGCGAATGACGTCCTGAACGCCGATCCTGAGTCTGAAATCGGGAAGATTGCCAACAAGCTCTACAAGAACCTCGGTAAAAACGTCGACAACCGTGCCGATCTCGATGCGTACTACCGTGCGAAGAAGGGGGATGTCGGTGCGGCCCAGGGGATGACTCGTTCACAGTACATCGATCAAGGTAACCGTGCGGTACAAACCGGTCGGGCGAAGGAGACGAAGGTTTCCGCAACGGATCTGAACCCGAAACTCTCTGACGACTTCATTAAAGCGTACGGTACACGAGAGAGTTCTTGGTGGGAATCCTTTGATATCACGGGGCTTTCAGCCCAACGTAAGGCACCTGATACTTCAGGTTTCCAGACTGGAGATGGTGCACGTGCGTTCAATGCTGTCATCGGATCGATGTCCCGAACCGGTAAAGATGACCTATCTGATCTCTACGAAGCCGGGGGTGACGGAAAGGTTTCCTACATTTCCGCGGAGTTCGGTAAGTTGCTCGCCCAGTACAAATCCGATCCGAGTAAATTGACAGAGGAAGAACGCTCCCGTGTCGAAGAGTATAAGGCGCTGCAGAGAATGTCTGGTCGCTCTACCGAAGACCAATCTCGTTTCGAGCAAGGCATCCTTGATATCGGGGCTGGTAAGACTAACACGAAAGCAGCCGGAGATCTGTATGGTGAATTTGGTAGCGGGTATAGTGAAGACGTATCGAAGAACATCAATCGGGCTATAGAGAACTTAGATGAAGCTACTCTTCGTAAAGGTATTCGATACAGTACTGCTAAGGCCGGGGCGAACGTGGTGGAGGTAGAACGTCTCATGGCCAATACTGACACGCCCCTTAAATCAGGGGGGACGAGGCTCATGGCAGATAAGATCCGTAAGGCAAGTGAAATCGCGTCAACTTCCAATGATATGCTTGACAGGGAGAGAAATGAGGTAACCAATACGTCAGAGAAGTTCAGCGGGGAAGAGTTCATTGAATCTTTTGGAGGGGTGGCTGATAACATCGGTAAGGCGACTGACGGACTATCCGGTTCTGCAGATGCCCTAACGAAAGCTGCGGCAGAGCTGTCGAAAGCAGCAAAAGCCGGTGGAAATGATCCAAAACTGACGGCGGCGATCGAAACTCTGAATAGGATCTTACAGAAACCTGGGGGAGGTCTGACCCCTAACTTTGGAGTGAAATAATGAATAACATCCTAATCGTCAACATGAACGCCACTGAGATCTTCCGTCAGCAAGTTGCGAGTGCCATGGAGGGCATTCGTTACCAGAACTCTGGTGGCACCAAGACGTATATCCCGCTGCAGATGGGCGGGATTTTCACACAACGTGAGATGCTAGAAGGCGGAAACGTTGTACGTATCACGAGAATCGCAGAGGACAACAATGGCTAATTACGCTAACAAGTACGGCGTTGCCCGTATTAACCAGGAGGGTGAACGTCTGTTCACCGTCCGTCCTCGCTATTACGCTTCTTCCGAGGACAACCCGACGCGTGGTGAAGCGGCGACGCTCCGTCTCGTCATGAGTGAAGATCCGACTGCGGATACCATCAACTCTCTGACGGCGGGGATGCCTTACTTCGAAGCGATGGCGTTCAAGCGTATGATGAACCAGGACGAGTCGAATGGGGGTTACAAGGACTTCATCATGACCGACCTGGCGTACGACATCCAGGAAAAGTACCAGGTGTTCCACACCTTCGGTGGGCATGAGTGTGTGTACTTCTATGGCCAGGCCCCGCTAGCGATCCGCATCTCTGGCGTCCTGACGGATGACTTGGATAACGACCAGTTTGCCCGCTTCGCCCAGCTGTACACCAAGCACCTTCGGGGTACTAAAGCGGCTCAGAACTACTCGCTCGTCGAGTTGGCGCTTCCGAACGCCACGTTCTTCGGGTCGATCACGTCGTTCTCCGTTCAGCAGAACTCGAACCGTGATACCGACGTGGGCTTCTCTATGGGCTTCCTCGTTAAGGAGACGATCTTCCGTTCAACGGATGCGTACTTCGAAAACGACTCCGGCGAAGTGACTGACTACCAGGATGAGAACTTCCTGGGAACCCGTCCGACGCCGACGATTACCGCATCTGACATCTACACGAAGTACAATGACATGATGGCGGAGATTGACGCCCGTGGCCGTACGACGAACGCTCCTGAGATGCTCGGACAGTACAACCCGAACGCGAACTTCAACATCTTCGGCGTGTACACGCAGGCGATCAACTCGATCCCGACGATGAAAGATCTGCTGGGTATCGGTCCTGAGGATATCGCTGCGATCCTGACGGAATGGAACAACGTCTTGAACGACTTCCTGTCCATTCCTAACGCGATCGTCAACAAGGTGAATTCGTATGTCAATGAGGCTACGTCATACCTGACGGTCGTTGAACGTGGTCTGGACCAGATGATGGACTCCGTGACCGGTACCGTTGGCGCTATCCAGGCTATTCCTGGTAAGATTGAGAACGCAGTGGGCCAGTTCGTGAACTTCCCACAGACGATTGCATCCCGTGTGGGTCGTTTCCTGGATAACGGCTTCATGACCCCCGACGGCGCCGACGGTTCTGTCATCAAGGGCTCTCATGGCGGTTCCGGGGACTCCGATTCGAATGCCCTGGTTGGAGGATCTCGTATGGATGCCGCCGCGGCCGCCGCCCTGCTGCAAGCCGGATCGCGTGCCGATACTGGACCAGACCGTGGAGCGACCATCAAGCCAATCCCGATTAACGTCGGCATTGTGAAGAACCCAGATGAAACGGCAGTACTGCCGCAAGGAGTAACAGATGAGTAAGTTAGGTGTACGTTCGTACGCCCAGTCAATGACCCTCGAAAACTTCTTCAAGCAGAAGGCGATGCCTGACCTTCTGCCTTCCGTGAAGGCCTTCACCACGAAGATCCTTCAGCCAACGGTGAAGGTTGTCGAAGAGGACTGCCACACGATGCTCGGACGAAATGTGTCAGCAGACGACTATTCTATGGTCGGCCTGCTGGCCCTCGATACCGACGAGATCATCGATGAGGCGTACGTGATCGATAAGTACGAGCACAATATCTTCACGATCCGTGTTCGTGATACCTGTGCATGCACCTCCAAGGGCGGTGTGTGCCGTAAGTGCCTGCACGGTACGTATATCCGTCTGGGCATTACCGAGCCGCTCCCAGAGGTCGGTGCTGTAGTGAAGATGCCGGTGGAATCCTCAGCCTATCTGAACCACCTAGCGGGGACGTACTCCGGCGCCATCATGGGTGCTCTTCCCCTACCGTCACCACCGCTGCCGCTGCGTCCAGGCCTCTTCGAAGAGCTCGTCTCCCACGAGGAAATGGACATGATGGTTCGGGCCATGGGTTCTTTAAAGATTCCCGCAGATGAGGTAGACTATCTGAATAACATCCAGAGCCGCTTTGAGCGTGCTCTCATGATTCTGGCCTACTACGGAGCATACGGTAATGCGTTTAGAAAATAATCTCGGCGGAGATAACCTCTACGGGAACTTCCGGCTGTACATCGAGGGGATCGAAGTCCCCTTCTCTTCAGCGAGCATCACGAACACCTACCGCGGACTGCCGACGGCTCAGATCGTCTTGGCACCGTGGCGGGGGTTCTCAGAGATCTCTAAGGGGTACTTCCCGAAGGTTCACCTCTTCTACCGTGACTTCAACCAAGGCTTAGCGCCTTATGACATGAAGAAGATGGTCGGCGGCGTAGCCACTATGAATACGCTAGAGGCTCAATCGGCGATGGCAGAGGCCGCTGAGACCTTCAACAAGCTCGAACGTCACGCCTACAAGCTGATCTTCGGCGGTGTCATCACATCCGTTACCGACTCGAAGTCATTAGCCGGCGATGGGGGTTCAGCGAGCTTAGTGCTCTCCTGCGTTCACCCGTATTACCTGCTGAACGAAATCCTCTTCAAGTACATCGGTACCAACCCTCAGGAAACGACGGCCCGGGACTCAGCCTTCGGTATCATGGTGGACGGCGGTAACGTCGGCTCTCTGTATACCATCGAGCAGGCGCTGGCGGGCGTACGTGCCCCGGGCGACGGGCAGGTGACGCTGGAAGACGGTGGGAAGGACACGTCCGTGCTGTCCGATACGATGGCGGATAACTATTGGCGTCTTCAGGGTATCCCAGGGGTGATCGTGGCCCTCTGGAACTCCTTCAAGCGTTCGGCGTACTCGACCGACTCGCAGAAGAACAAGACGATCATGACGAAGATGTACATCCCGCTGCTGGAAAGCGGCTTGAAGTACTTTAGCAAAATGACCGGGCACCCGGTGATCGAAGGCGCTATCCAGAAGGATTCCAAGACGCCTCCGACCCAGGCGCCAGCGACGACCCAGACCGCGGCAACCGGCTCCTCTCCGAAAGCCGTCCCCGGTCTGACAACCATGTCGTCCCGTGGCAAGAAGGAGCTGATTGAATTTGCGGAAGGCCGTCACTACAAACTGTACGATGACGCCACCGGTAAGACAATCGCTCACGCACTCGATGCCACCGGCACCCCGACAATTGGGGTTGGCCATGCGGTAGACAAGACGGATACCCAGTTCGATGGCAAGACACTCTCTGACGCTCAGGTTGACAACCTGTTGGCCGATGACATCTCTAACTCTGAGCGTGCCGTAGCCAAGCTCGGCCTCACCCTCTCTCAGGGCCAGTTCGATGCACTGGTGGATCTGACCTTCAACGTCGGTCCGGGCGGTCCAGGTAGAGATGGAGCTCTTCGTCAGTCTAACGGGCAGCCATCGACGCTCGTTCGCTTGATCACTGAGGGGAATACCCAAGGTGCTGCGAATGAGTTCATGTCATGGGTATACTCTGGAGGTAAGGTCTCTAAGGGTCTGGTGAACCGTCGTAAGCGTGACCAAGCGTTCTTCTTAGATGCTCCGCTGCCGTCGGCTCAGAGTCTGGCTGCGAATGCCTATTCTTCCCGCGGTTCCAACGAGGAAATGGCCACAAACAACGGTAAGCTGATTCCGGGGAATATGAATGGTATGCTCCCGCGTGCGATAGCTGAACAGCTGCTGCACATCCTGAGTGGCCACATGACCTCAGGTGGTACCGGTGAAGTGATGTCCTTCGGGCAGCTGATCGATGCCTTCTTGGAAGTCGTTGAGTATGACCATATCATCATGAACTCGCCGGCTAAGGTGGGGATTTCCGGACAGCCAGAGCTGATTGACCACGTCTACAAGCCGAAGATGTTCGCGTACTACGCCCCGATCTGTAACGTACTGCTTCCGCACATGTACGAATCCTACTCGGTGAACATCGGGACCGATCAGGTGCCTTCACGTGTGATCTACAACGGGATGCCTTTCACGGCTGACTCCGCGGCTAACTCCGGTACGACCGTGAACATGCACAACTACGTCGCCCCTCACTCTGTCCGTGTGGCGCTGGCTGACGGCGGTAACCTAGCCCAGACCCTTATCTCTCTGGTCGCGTCGCCTGGGAAGTACGAGTGGGGTTCCGGTGTGCGTACGGCGGACGGTACTCTGCCTTACTGGTATGCCGTGCTGTCGCATCAAGCAGCCTCCGGTAATGTTGGTGACTTAGCGAATGGCACAACGCTCGAGAACCTGAAGGCTGCGTGGAATAAACTGTATCCGGAGGACCCGACGCTGAACCCGTGGGACACCGATCTGTCAGGGATTGATGCCTATCAGCGTCTGTTCTTCACCGGTGTCGACGTGGAGTTCTCGAATGCGTACTCACAGGCCCGCCAGGGAAGCGTAGACGGCGTTTTCAACCCGTTTATCATCCCAGGGTACCCAATGGACGTCGTCGACCCAAGTCCTCTCAGAGAGTCCTACCACGGCTTCTGTACGAGTGTGACTCACAACATTGACGCGACGGGACACTCTTCGACGTCGATCGGTATGTCCTCAGCATACACCTTCTCGGAGATCGCGACGTGCTACATTCCGGGAACCTATCCATGGCTCCTCGCTCAGCTGAAGATGGACGAGAACCTGAAGATGTATGGCAACACGCCGGCCTATCAGCGTGCCTGTCAGTACTACAATGACGTGCTCGGTGTGGGTGCAGCGGATCCGACGATCCTCGAAGCGTACTCTACCGGTCGTCCGATTCCGGTGAAGCGTAACATGGGTGTCTGGGAGATCGGCGAAGCGGATACACTGACAGGATCAACCCACCCGACGCTATACAACACGACGCTCGGTAACCTGAACCTCGTGGCCCGTAACATCGCGTCACTGCTGGATATCGAGAAGGAACACGGTTCAGAGCGTTCCGCAGAAACCTTCGTGGATATCGACATGTGGAACCAAGGTTCTCCGACCGTTGAAGAGGTCCGTAAGGGTCCGTGGGTGAATGATCAGTCGGGAACACAGGATTCTTCTACGCTCCGCGGTCGTGATATGGAGTGCTCAGCCTTCCTGGATTATGACTCAGAGGCCGAAACGCCAGACCCGATCATTGTCCCGGGTTACCGTGAGACAAACGTGCCGCCGACGGTAGGTCAACCTGGTCTGCCGCTGCAACAAGCAACCGTACAGGGTCAGAAAGCAGATGTTCTGCCTAAACTCGGTAAGCGTTGTTCAGTTGGTGCCCTGGATGCGACCTCTCAGGCGAAGTTGGCCGAGTGTCACCCAGATCTGGTTAAGGTCGTGATGAAAGTCATCGAGACCCGTCCAGTGGTCATCACCTCCGGCTACCGTACGTCTGCTAAGCAGGCGGCCCTGGAGAATGGTGGTGGTAAATATGCTCAAGGTGCAGGCAAAGGTTCTCGTCACCTCAAATATCCATCATGGGCAGTCGACATGGTACCGTGTAACAACCTGAACGCGTCTTCACGTGCAGTAATGCAGAACTTCGCGGAGTACGTTCTGAGCGTGGCGAACTCAATGGGCATCAGTCTGCGTTGGGGTGGGAACTTCTCAACGTATGATCCAGTGCACTTCGACTTAGGACTCGGTTAAGGGTATAAGAAATATGAGTGATTACAATGCAGTTTTGACCTACCCTGAAGGACTCCCGGCCCAGTTGCCGGAGTCTCAGGTCGTCCAACCAGATGCGAATCTGATTGACACACAGAAGATGAATATTGTACGCCGTTTCCACAATATGATTCCGACGAACCTGATCTCCGACGGTCGTCTATCAACGACATCTAACCCGAAGGATTGTTTTGTTTATCGTCGAAACTCCCGGCAGATGCAGGAACTTATGGTGGACTACGCGTACAACGTCGTACGAGCCTTCAACCTAACACAAGAGGTGTAACATGAATGAAGAATTAGGAGATCGCGACTTAGAGCTGTATAACCGTTGGAAGAATAACGGGGATAAAGAGTCGCTGAAGAATCTGATTAACAACCTGAAGCCGATCATCCAGTCCGAGACGAACAAGCTCGCCGGCTCGCTGCCGCAATCGGCTCTGAAGGGTGAGGTGGTATCCTGGGCGATTCGTGCCATTAAGGATTTCGATCCGTCCAAGGGCACCAAGCTCTCCACGCACGTCTATAACTGGACGCGTAAGGCTAAGCGTCTGAACTACACGTACCAGAACATCGCGAACATGGGTGAAGACAAACAGCTGCAGTACGGGAAGTTTAACCATGCAATGACGACGCTCGAAGATGAGCTGGGACGTGATCCGACTGACAAAGAGCTGGCTAGCCGCTTGGGCTGGACCGTTAAGGAAGTCGAGAAGTACAAGGCCCTGATCTTCCAGGATCACTATGAGTCCGGCAATCTGTACGCCGCCGAGCACTCACGGTTCAACGAAGACCCGCTGAAACTAAACTACATCAAGAGTCAGCTGGATCCAGATGAACTGAAAATCCTTGAAGGGCGAGCCGCGAAACTCCCAGCAAATGAGATCGCAGCATCCCTCGGCAAGAATATCAACCAGTACAACTATGAATCCAGTAAGCTGACAGCGAAAGTGAAGGCTTTACAGGAGAAATACGGAACATGGGGCAACTAACTGATATTCCAGCAATTGTCAGAGAGAATTTCGCTAAGTTAACCAACTACTACAAGGGTCAAGCCGGGTTCTTTGGGGACCCGGAAACCCCTGGGCAAGATTCCAATGACGCTATCAAGGACGTGGACCTCAGTGGTCTGCGTCGTGCGATTCAGAGCCGCGTTAAGGGCTCTGCGTCCACAGCAAACGCCGCTCTTTTAGCTTCCTATCGTGATCTCGACTCAATGCAGGCCGAGTTGGCCATCCGGAACATGTCCCGTGCGGACTATTACCGCGAAGCTGCATCCGAAGCCGGGATCCGAAGTGCTAATTGGCAAAACAACATGCAAAACGCGATGTTTAACCTAACCGGAGTACGAACTCCAGGGAGTGAGTAATGGCCCGCGTTGGCAATACGCAAAACCTTAAGAACCAGGACCGTTACGATCTCCTTCTCCTAGGATTCCCTGACGGCTTCCCTAACTCCCAGTTACAGTTCACGATGGGTGAGAACCCGCGTAAGATCTCTGGGCTGCAGAAGGTGGTCCAGGTCCTGGTGAAATGCCTGATGACGGGGCAGGGTTCCGACCCGATTTACCCGAAGCAGGGGACGAAGTTCACGGAGTACGCCTGGTACTCAAACATTACGCAGGACTCGGTATCCGCCCGTGCGGCGATTACCGCGGCGATTAAGCAAGCCGGCGACCAAGCGAAGGCCATTCTGAACTCCTATCTGTACTCAGCGGAGTCTCAGCTAGAGTCCGTTGAGGTCATCGATGCCGTTCAGGGCCGTGAGTCAACGATCGTGAAGATCCGTGTCCTGACGAAGGCCGGGGTAGGCGCCCCAATTGCACTACCGTTTAACAGCAACGGTTTGATTCTCAACGAGGTAACAAATGGCTGATATCTTTTCCGTAATGAGCGAGCTGGAGTTATCCTCAGATGACATCCAGCAAGCTGAAACCTTCGCCCAGCAGTACTTAGAGGCGAAGTTCCCGACGGTCGACTTCCGTCAGGGTACCGGTGTGCGTGACCTCGTCATTCGTCCAAATGCTGTCATGATCGCGATGCTGAAGAAATACATCGAGATCTACTTCGAGAGCGGGACACTGGCGTCAGTGACTAACGACACGCCGCAGGAAGTAGTTGACGGGATTCTGTCGAACTTCTTCATCACACGTAGCACCGGTTCGTTTGCTACCGTTCGTGCACGTCTGTACTTCCTGTTCCAGAACGGGACGCCTAGCAACGTCTCTCTGCCGACGTCGGCGTTCTTCTCGACGGATAACACCCGGATGTTCTACCCATCTAACCCAGTCTTCGCCCAACCGCTGAAGGACGGTGACACACCGATCTCAGGAAACGTGTACTTGGCGTATGACTCCTCTGAAGAGCTCTGGTATTTCGATACCGATCTGTCCTCACAGTCGGCCGACGAGGACTTCAACGACCTGACTGAGGGCGATCTGCTCTACTTCACGCTGTTCAACCCGTATTTCGTGAAGGGCAAGATCCTGTACATGTCTGAGCCGGCGGTGCGTCAGGAAACGAACTTAGAGATGGTTGACCGTTCGTACAACTCAATCTCGACCCGTAACCTGATCAACGACCCGTCAATCACCTCCCGTATCACGGACGTCTTTAACTTCGTGAAGTACCAGAAGGTGGTCGGCATGGGCGATCCGGACATGTGGCGTGACTACGTGCAGGTGGAAGGCATCTTCGACAACCCGGCGACCGAGGTTGCGGACAAGTACCGTATCCACGTTGGCGGTTGCGTTGACATCTATGCTGATACGCCGTTCCGTACGACCGTCGTGCAGCTGACGACTGACAGTAAGGGCGTGGTGGAACTGACCGGGCCGATCTTCGACATCTACCGTTCAGAGATCTCCGGTGGTGTGAAGGACGATGACATCCCTCTGGATAAAGAGGCGGCGATTTCCTATCCAAACACGACGGTGTACACCAACCATAAGCCACTGGTGCCGCAGAAGGACCTCGGACTGTCTGCTAAGCAGATCGTGCGTATCGACTTTGGCCTGCTGTACCCGAACAAAACGGCATCTTTCGTGGTCCGTAAGTTCACCGGTCTGGAAGACATTCAGTCGTTCTTAGAAGACCAGCAGAACCGTGTCGTGTGTGCCGATCAGCTGTGCCGTGCCTTCGAGCCGATCCTGATCAACATCGAAGCGACCGGTTACGAGCAGTCCTATACTGCAGATGAGATCTCCCTGGCCCGTAAGGCGGTGGACGACTACTTTAACCAGACGCCGGTTAATGGTACGATCTACGTATCAGAACTTCACCGTTTGATCAGTGAAGCCGGTCTGGGTAACGTGAAGGCACCGATGAAGGTGACGGCACTGGCGGTCGCGAAGGATCTCGTAATGGATACGCAGATCGTCACCGATAAGTACACGTCAGCCTCGACTCAGCGCTTCTACCTGGACAAACTAACCATTACACCGGAGCCTAAATGAGTAATTTCATCTCAGGAGCAGGACTAAAGGGCATCGGCGAACGTGCCGAAGTCACCGGACAGATGTCGTACTACTACGGCCTGTCCGATTTCTGGCTTCAGATCTTTGGCGATAAGGACCTCGTGGATTCGCTCCTCGAGGTTTCCACGCAGACACTGGGGGACGCCTACGGGCAGTTCCTTCAGCGTGCGGGGAACATCTCGCTTGACACTATCCAGGAGTCGTACAACTCTCAGCTGAAGCTGTACCTGTTCTCGCCTGCCGACGCCGTCGACGGGCTAACCGGGACCATCTTCAAACTGCCAGAGAAGACGACACGCATGGACTTCATGATGAACCGTCCGTTCCTCCCTTCAATCTCCCTGTCGCACGGCGTGCACTTCGAGATCAACGAAGAGGGTACCGAGGTGTCCTTCTATAAGCCACTGGCTGAGCTCGGCTTCCCGCAGCGTGTGACGTCAGGGGGGAAGACTCAGTATGCCATCTGGGGCTCGAACGTGTGCGTGGACGAGAACATCATCTACTCACAGTTCGGCCGTGCCGTAGGCATGTCCCCGGACCGCACGATCGGGAACTACAAGAACTTCATCCAGGGTCTGTACTTCCTGTACTCACACGGTCCGGTAATCAACTACCTGCAAGCCGGTGTGAACTTGGCCATCGGCGTACCGACCGTCCGTGCGAACGAGAAGGTCATGAGCGTGCTGCAGAACCCGATTAACGGTCACTGGGAGATCCTGACGGCGACCAACTTCTACGACATCCCCTACGGTTTCCAACCGGATATCGCCGAGGGTGATGAGCTGACGGAAGGCATGCAGCTGGTCAACTGGATTGACGTGCGTGACTACCAGAAGAACGGCGAGTGGTGGTACAACACCTTCATCCCTGGAGAATTAACTGGGGGTGTACAGTACCCGCCTGTCAAGAAGAACACTGACATGGCGTACATCATGCGTAACTACCTGAAGTACAACACGTTCATGGTCCTGTTCCAGCAGTCCGGAATCGACCTGAAGGGGTATTACGCGGTATCCGACGTCATCTGGCGTGCCCGCCCGTCTCACACCTTCCCGGTGTTCGTGTGGAAAGGGGCTCTGGGTGACGAAATCATTAATGTGACCGACGAAGACTTAGAGATGGGTCAGTTGGTACAGGTTGAGGACAACATCTATGACACCCGAATCATCGACTTCGTACGTAACGATCGTGGAACCTACTTCTCCCGTGGAACCAACTACTACAACCGATTCCAGATCCCGGTCTACCACCAAGGGATGGTTGGAGATGCACCCAAGGCGGGTGAGTTCCGTGGCACGAACCCAGACGGGAGAGCCCTGTCCGGTATCGGTGGATGGGTCCAAGAAGCTGGAGAAACCGTCGAACAAGACGTTTATCGAGTCGATCCGGTCTTCAAATCACGTGGGAGTATGGCTGTAGCGAGAGGGCGTACCACCGGTATCCGATCGTACCGTGGTTCTTCAGTGTTCACATCTGAGTCTCTGGTGAGAACCTACAAGAACTCGGCCGGCGTAGAAATCCAAGCAGATACCCGGGATATCACCCCGCTCTATCTGATCCATGCGGATGATCTCAAGGCGAAACTGGCTAAAATCAATCAGCAAGCAGCGGCCGACATGGTGGTCTACCAGGCTCATCCATTCTGGGTGGATCTGCAGGATCTCCATGGAGTCTACGATGACATCATCGTTCGTACTCCAGGGACGACGGCGGATAACTACGATCCGGCACTCGAGAAGGTCTTCACCTTCAAGTACACCGATGAGTACACGCCACCGATTCTCTCGAAGCACGCTGCTCAGATGTATGTACCTAAAAAAGAGGACCTGCCGGCTAAGGGTAAGCTTCTTTTAGCTGAGATTTATCAGGACAACTGGTCTGTGTCACTGATCAATGAAGCCGCGACCATCGCACCGACGTACTTCCCGGTAAACGATGGGGATCCGATCGAAATGACCATGGTCTTTGAAGAGCGTCCAGGCTCCTCACCGATCACCCGCTCGACCTACTTGGCGAACCCCGCGATTGTAGATGCTCGAAGCGTACAGGATGGTCATTACAACGATGGTCGCGGCGGGGCCAATCTTAACTTCAACCGTGGTGGTAACTTCGGTGGCGAAGTCAGAGCAATCATCCGGAGGGATTAATGAAACTGCAAGATAAAAAAGACGTACTGGACGGGTTCCTGATCGTCGACCGAGTGTGGAATGACGGGCGCCGCGAGCGCCTCGTTGAGGACCACAACCTGATCGTACGTGCCGCGAAGCGTGAGCATCTGAGCTTCCTCTACGACGCCAACGCGAAGCCGAACCTGATCGACTCCTTCAAGATCGGGAACGGCGGTACGTACGATACGCTGGGCCGCAAGCCGAAGCGTCCGGATCCAACGATGAACGACCTGTACTCACCGATTACGACCTACAACCGTAACCTGAGTATCATTCCGTCGGCCATCACCGACCCGCAGGACTACATCACGGTCGACTTCGTGCTCGGTCCGGATGAAGCGAACGGGGAGAACATCTCCGAAGTAGGGCTCTTTAAGCAGTCCGGCGACATGTTCAACATCAAGACGTTCCGTTCGGTGCCGAAGGTAGACTCCTTCTCACTGCAGTTCTGGTGGAGAATTCTGTATGCCTAATACACTCGTCATCTCGACACGCTTTCGTGCAGGGAAGTACGAGGTGCACGGTGAAGTGAAGGCGGGGAGTGATCTCCCTGCCGAGATCTTCATCTATGAAAAGGACGATAAGGGAGGACTGGCGGACTACGTCGGGATCGCTCTTCCGAAGGATATGGCCAAGTTGAAAGTGTACAACCCGGACAAGAAGTCGAACTTCGGGTCACGCTACACACTCTTCAAAGAGGGTCTGGTCAAGGTGAACTCGCCTCAGGAACAGATCAACGCGGCCAATCACATGAAGGAGACCTTCAAGATGTTAGTCGATCAGTACTCTGCGGATTCTGCAGACGAGGTCGAGGAATATGAACTTTGATTGGAAGGCCTTTGTAATCCGCATCGCTCCGACGCTGGGCTCTGTACTGCAGGGCCCGCTGTCAGGAGTCGCGGTAGCGTTCTTAGCCGGGAAGTTACTGGATGGACCGGTTGATGATCAGGACGCAGCACTGAGTGAAATTCTTGGAGCACAGACTCCGGAGATTCTCGCGAAGGTGATTGCACTTGATGGGGAGTTCAAAGCATCTCTAAACGCCCTGAACATCGATGAGTCTATCCTGCGTGACGTGGCGAATGCCCGGGAACGTGAGATGACGCTGAGAGACCGCACCCCGGCAGTCTTAGCGGCGGCGGTGACCATCGGCCTCTTCAGCATCATCTACCTGTTGATCTTCGTCGCCATCCCGGCAGACAGCATCAACATCGTCAACATCATGCTCGGTTCACTGAGCACCGCATGGATGACCGTCATCGGGTACTACTTCGGTTCCGTCAAGACACCGACCGTCGTACCCGCTAAAGTCAAGAAGTAAACGTGGAAGCCGTGCATAAGCGGCTTTCACAATCTCTTTGTGATAGAACCCTATCGACAACCCTGAAATCCCCACTAGCCAGAACAGGTCTACCGGCGAGAAGGTCGTGGCGAGCAAAGCCTCTTCGACGTTCATGCAGAACAACTCAACCATATACTTACTGAGTTCTTCAGGTTTTTCTTCGTATTCTTCAGGGATGATCGGAGGAAGCCTATGCAGGGTGATCACATCGTAATCCAACACAACAAAGAAAGGTGTGCCTTCAATATGGAACTCTGCAGTGATTAAGTGGGATTCGTCGTGTTGGAAGTACTGGATGTTCTTAGGCTGAATGGAAGATTGAATGTGAGCTAAAAAATTCTGGTACATTTGGCCGCGGTCCGGATTATCGGAAATCTCGAACACAATCGGCGA